GAGCTTGTCACCCGTCTCGTCGTACTTGAAGTCGAAGCTCTTCTCCACGCCGTCCGCCGCGATTGGCACTCCGCCGTCCAGCACGAGTTTGCCGTCCTCGTTGATCCTCTTGATGAGGGCGGACAAAAGCCCTTCCTGACGCTTCCCGCTCGACATGTCGTAAACCTTCGTCCGATTGATGTCGATGGTCACATCGTCGGCAAGGGCGGCTGCATCTTTGAGCGGCACCATCGGCTCCGAATAGTCCACAGTCAAATCCAACGGCGCGCGGGAGCGGACATTGCTGCCGGCGTAATCCGCCGCCGCCACAGTCGCTTGGGCGGTGAAGCCGACATCCGTTGGGCGAGGGTCGCCCCAATCGCTATGGGGTCCAAAGACAATGTTGGGGCCTCCCACGAACACCGGGCTGCCACCAACAATCGTGCTCGTATCGCCGATGGCGAGCGGGCCGCTTGCTCCCGAACCGACTCCGCCGGCCCCTGCGAAGCCGTCGGCGATGTCCGATTGCGGCGGCCAAGTCATTGAAGCCGGCAAGGCCGAGGGCCAAAAGTACGGATACTTCGTCACTGATCCGGCAACAACCGGCGTCAAGCACACGAAGTCGATGGCGTTTGTCGCGGAATTGTACTTAGCGCTCTCGATAATGGCCGTAATCGGGCTGCTGGCGACGTAGGGTTCTGCGAAGTCCAGCGTCACCGCATCGAAAGTTTCAAGATTGAGTTTGTGCAGAGGCGTCGTGAACCTGATCCGCTTCCAGGTGTTCGACTTCCGAATCAGCCAGAAGGTGGCCATCTTGTAGATGATGTCGGGCTGGTTGAAGATGTAGAAATTGTAGTCCTGCTCGTGGGTGCCGTACTTCTTCAGACTGTGCCGCAGCGTCACGCTGTATGGGCGGTCATCAGTGGCAAAGCGGAGGTGCCAATTCACCACCATCTTCGTCACCAATTCTTCCGTGGAAGTAAGTTCCACTTCGACGCCCTTCTCGGCGTCAACGTCGCTTACCGTGATCGTATCTACCGGTGTCGGCTCCTCCGGCAGATATTGAAGGTGAACGACGCCCTCCGTGAACCAAATGGCGCAACGAGCCTGGAAGGCGATCTCCTGAATGGCCTGGAGAACATTCTTGCGTTCGTTGATCGGAAAATTGGCAGGAAAGGCCGCGAGCTTGGTTCGGACATAGGCAAAGGAATCCGCGTCACACTCCAGGTCCGTATACTGGTCGATGATGTAGGCCAGGATGTCGGCGACATTCGGGCCGACGCTGGACTGGAAGGTCACGAAGAGGTCGTCTTGCCAGCCTTCGTCCATGATGTGGCTTAACGGCTTTGCGAGTTCAATCTGGATGGCCGTGATCGTGCCGTAGGCCGCCGTGGTGATCGTATAAAGATCGGTCGGCACATCCACCAGTCGCGTCTGTCCCGACGTAACTTGCTTGTAGGCGCGGACAGCCAGGACGGTGCCGGGTGTAATCGAGGCAATGTAAGCCTTGCTCTCGCCGGTGTAAAGAGTCGCCTCCGCCCCCGGCTCCACCCAGAACTGTTGAATCACCGGCTGGCGATCCGCGATGGCGTCCTCTGTGATTTGCGTGAAGAGCCACACACTGTCCGAGACGACACAATCGTTTCCGAAGTCGCCGGTGCCGCAGGGAACGGGCGTCTCCCAGTGCCAGTAGTTCTTCAGTTCGGTGTTGTTGAGGCTGCACACGTCCTTGTCTTTCAGCTTGGCGTTGAAGGCCCCCCAGGCTTTTTCGGTCAGTTCCTCGTTGTTGCGGCTGTAGACGTGAAAGTTACTGCCCTCGAAGTAGCCGGTGAACAGCCCGCCCTCGATGGCGATGGTGACGGTTCGCCCCTGTGGAAAGTCTTCGCCGCCGAGAATCCTGATCGGGTCGTCGCCGAGACCGTTCACGTTGGCTTCGTCGATCTTCTTCTGCCGCCGCAATCGCGTACATTCCTGCCGGCTATTGTAATCAATCACGGCGTTGCGCAACTGCTCGAAGAGGGCGTCATACTGTTTTTGGTACTGAGCGACCTTGGCGTCGTCGATTCCCGTGTAGCAATTGATGACCTTTTGCAAGTGTTTCAATTCCTCGTTGCCGCGAGCCAAACTGATCTCGAAGTCCACGTCGTTTGATGTCGGCAGAAGGAGCATCTGCTCCGCGCCGTCCAGAATGCCGACCGGCGTGAGCGTCGTGCCAGTAATCGCCGGGACGATGGCCAGGCAGGGGTTGTTAATCACGGTGCCGAAAATGATCGGCCACGGCTTATTGACCATCTCGGCGGGAAGGTACTCGAACTGGCCTTCTTCGGCCGAGAAACCGATCTCGCGGTCTTCAAGCTGCGAAAGAATCGTCACCTTGACCGTGCGGTCCCGCTCATTCCAGATGATCGGGCTGCTCAGCTTGCCGCTAAAGAGCAGGAATCTGTCGGACAAATCCAGGCCGGTGAAATACTGGTAAACGCGGGCATCCCGCTTATGTACATCGTGCGCATCCAGGATCGTCTTGATCGTGCCATCGGTGTCGTCCAGCGTAAGGGCCAACTCTTGAGAGCCGCTGTTGCCGCTTACGTTCACGGCATCGTCCAGGTCGCCGACCTCCACGATTCGGCCTGGAATCGGCCCGATGGTCCGATCCGCATAGGCGGTCGTCTTTCCGTCAACCCAGTCAATCTCGACAATCGTTATCGGCTCGTTGCCGCACCGCTCGGCCAGCTTCGCCAATCCCGCTGTGGATATGTTCCTCATTGCTCCACCCCCTCAAACTCTAGGTCGATTATCTGAGCCTCGCCGCGCGGCATGGGCGCGATCGCCGGCCCGGCCCGCTCGGTGGTATCGAACTCGAACGGATTATTGGTGAAGTTCCCGACCCAGGCTCTCCCGTTGTGGTCGATGACCTTCACCAGAGAGGCAAAATAGGCGAACAGAAAGGCGCGTAGCTCCAGGCCCTTGTTGCGCGTCAGCCGGAAGGTCCATTTCAGCTTCCGCCGGTTGCCCTTCCGCTTGACGTAGGTGTAGCGCGTGCCGTCGATGGCCGTCTTGCGGGTCACGGTCGCCGTGAGTCCCTCCTGATCGCTGAATTGCGGGTTGGGCAAGAGCGTCGTGGTCTGTAGCGACGGATATGGGGCTTGCAGCGTGAACATTGGTCACTCCTCGCTGAGCTATGCCGGAACCAACTCGCCCTCGAACTCCAGGCTCGCCGAGAAACTGTCGCGGCCGTCCTGGACGACCGGATCAGTCGGCGTCGTGACCACACCCTTCCAGGTCCGCCCCTCCCAATCCAACAGACCGATCTCCGCGCCTAAATGTGTCTCCAGGAAGGCGAGCAACTGCTGAGCCTGGGTGCTGCGGAGGCCGGAGAAAGTGAGCACGAGGGTCTGAATCTTCGGCCAGATCGGATCGGCGAAGACCACGAGCGTGCCGCCACGGGTTTCCCGCACGATCCGATTGAATCCGAGCCGGTCCTTGTTGCCGAGGTTCGGCGCGCGTAGCGTCACCGAATCCGTAGCGGTTCCAGTCGCGGGATAGAGCAACTGGAAGGGGGTGGTGACGCGCTCGGTCGGCACTGGGAGCGCCACCGGCGGGGGCGTCGGCGCTCCGAGTACCCCTTCGCCGACAAATGGATGGTATTGCTGGAGAACGGCATTGCCTGCTATGGCGTAGGCCAGCGAGTGCGCCAAGACCAAGGCAGATTCAGCGCGGCGACCGCCGGCCAAAGTTACGGCTGCCGCCTGCTCAAGGTCCAACAGTGCCGCCAACGGCAGACAACGATCCGCCACCGCTTCGGCCGTCAGCTCGAAATGGTTGACGGCATCCCCGACGACGTTTCTGTACAACTCATAGCCAAGTTCCAGGTTGCTCTCGGCAGCCGCCGTTCTTGCCCCAGCCTTGATCCGCATGGCCGAGGCGGTGCCGGCCAATTGCAGATAGTGCCGGAACGCAAACGGACTGGTAACGATCCGCGCAACGGCCGCAGTGTCCTGCAAGCCGGAGAGGACATCGACAAGGCTCTTCGTGACCGGATCGTACACCTGTCCAACGGTTTGGACCGTGGACTCTGCGGCGGCATAGTGCGGCTGAAGGGTGCTTAGGGCGTCAGCGAGCGTCAGCATCGACTCCGCCGCGAGCATGTGGATGCTGAGCGACACGTTCTGTTGCAGATCAATGACCGTCGCGGGCAGATAGAAGTCGTACCCCGGTCCAGGGCCGGCGGTCAAGGGATTGGTGCGGGCCGTACTGACCAGATTCAACGGACTGAGGGCCTGCACAAAGACCTGACCTTGGACCGCCGTGCTCATTAGAGCGAGCACGCTGGACGCCGTGCGGCAATAATCAACGCCCACGGCGTCGCGCAGGTCTAGCGCCGTCGCCGCCCCGCGAACGTAGACGCGATGGTCCGCCAGGCTCAACAGGGACACGGCGCTAGAGGCCGATGCCCGAATCGTCCCCCGAACGTCGTTCGCTGCGCTCAACAACAGGGACGAGTTGGCCGAGGCAACGAGCGTTCGGCACCGATAGGCAAGACCGCTCAACGCTAGCGACGACTGAGCAGGCCCCACTCGCGGGCCAACATAGTCAAGACTCTGCGCCAACGTCAATACGGATGACGCGCCGTGCGAGCGGACGAGCAGCAGCCGATCGTCGAGAGCGACAACAGAGGACGCGGTACGAGGATGGACGGCCGCGGCAGCCGCTACATCCGTAACGGCAATCGCAGAATACCCTTCAAGGTTCAGATAGCTCGCACAGTCCAGTGCCACTGTGCTGGCTGCGGCCCGGCTCCGTACCGGCTGCCTGTCGGCCGCTTCGGTAATTGTCAGAAGGCTGGTCGCGCTGACTTGATAGACATTGGCGCTTACATCGGCAACCAGCGCCTCGACCATCTGGCGAACGACGCGCGCTCCACCCACGCCAGCGGCCAGGACCGAGACACCTTGCTTGGTGACCCGTCCCTTGCCGCTGCCAACGGCGAGCACTTCGATCATCTGCCGGGTGGTGCGCAGCGCCATGTTATGCCACCTTCACGCCGAATTGCGCGGCATTGAGTGAAGCGCCCGTCCACGCATTGCCGGTGGCAGGGTCAATCTCAACAATGCGGGTACGGGCCACATAGGTGGTCGAGCCAATCGGCTGGGACGAGTCCGGGCTGGTCGTCGCGCCGGAGTTGACCAGAGTAATCAAGCCTACCGTCTGCACGTCGGTCTCGCGGCAAACCGTGCTGATCTTGACGCCCTTGATAGCACCCAGGGCGGGGACAGCCGTGTAGCCCCATAGGTCGGCGTGGCCGCTCGTGCCGTCCTCAAGGTAGTTGGCGTCGTCATTCTCTAAGGTCTCGTTCACCATCGCGTAATGACTGGAGCCCGTGCTGGGCGTCCAGTCGTGGGTCGCCGTGTCGGCGCTGGGGATCAACCCCACGACCCGGCAATTCCCCAGAAAGTCGTTGTTGACCGAACCCGCGTTGTCACAGACGTACACGTCGTCATGGTAGAAATACCCTGCCAAGTCCAGGCGGACGCCATCGTGATAGTAATGGCTGCCGGCCTTCGTGTTCTGGCCGGTGAGGTTCAGTTTGGTCGCGCCGCCGACGCGGACCTCGACCGTGCCGGCCGAATCGTGGCACTTGACCTTGACCTCGACGTAGTACCACGCGCCGCCGGCAAGGTTCAGTCCCGAGGTGCTCCCCAGGAGCGTTGTATTACGGTAAACGTTGATTTCGCCCGTGTTGACGTTCGCCGTGAAATTGACGCCTAGCTGTACGCCGTCGTAAAGAC